GGGCGTTGTACCCCACAGCGGTGTTGTTCGACCCCGTGGTGTTGGCGTCCAGCGCTGTATCGCCCACGGCGATGTTGGTCGCCACACTGCTTGCGCCCAAACCGACAGTAACCCCGACTTCTTTGGCCAGTGCAAACGATGCAAAGATGTTGTCGTCGGTCTTGATCCCCACGCCCAGCGACGTCTGCAAGACGAACTTGTACGAGTTGCCCTCAGTCAGCCAAATCTGAGCCGGCGTGCGCCCTGCGCTGTTTAGTACGATGGGGTTGGCATTAGCCGTGCCGCCAGACGACGAGGTGTACGTCGCCGCAGGAGTCGTTGTGCCCGCAGCGTAGGTGTAGATCAACCCCCCGGCCAGCGGATTGCCGTCGTTATCGAAAAATTGGGCGCCTGCGCCTGCGTACTGAGAAAGAGAGACTGCCATTCGGGCCTCACTGTTGAAGTTGAGTTACCGACAACACGGCAGCAGGTGCTGCTGGCGCAAATGCGGTTGCAACCACATTGTCGATAGTAACTGCCGTGTCCGTTGACGCAAATATCAACTCGACATATGCGTTGGCCTCCAATGAAAACGCCTCAATCAAAGTGACCGGGACGTAGCCATTGTTGACGTCTATCGTTACAAGTCTTGTCGAATTTGGAACATCCGCGCCATTTTTGCGGAACCAGACGTAAATGTCTTTTGAGCTTGAGTTCCCGCTGCTGATCTGCACCGTGGCATTGAACTGGTACAAGCCCGACTGCGAGACGACAATGCGGGACGCGGGGGAGCCGATGCTTACGCCATTGGCAATGCGTGTATTATCAAACGTAATTGCGTAAGCAGTGTTGATGACGGCAGGCGATTGGTCATTCGTCTTGTTGAAGTCGCCGTAATATTGCTGTTGCTCAATCGTCGGCCGCACGAAGATGTCGCCGGCGGTTGCGCTGCTGATTAGCGTCGCGGCCACAGGGATTACGTTGTCTGGCGCAGTCGGCTTGGTTGCCGTCAGGCCGCCCGCCACCGTCGGGCTAACGTACAGGACGTCACCCACGCTGAACGCTGACGTATCAATACCGCTGACGTTGCCCCACACGCAGCACAGGCCGGTGGCCCCGCTGTCAGGCAGATTCTCAGCCATGATGCCGAGGATATACAGCGACGGCGACGAGCCGTCGGCTAGGTACGGCGCCACAGACAGCACGTTGTTCGATCCAACCCCCGCAAAGCCGACCACAGTGCCTTTGGGGATCGTAACACCCGTGGTGTTCTGCACCACGGTGTACTGCGTCAGAGCCGCGCCCTCAATCGACGACTGGAGCAGTTGGAAGAACCGAAACCAAGCGCGGCTCGCCAACGCGCCCTGATCGACTACGGGGTCGCGCTGAGACGGGACGCGAGGAGCCAGATCCATGTCAAGCAGCGGTTGGCGTCATAGCCAGTTCCGCGCCCATGATGGCAATCTTCACCGGATCACTGCCGCTGACCTCGTACACTCGGTCCCGCAAATCAGTCGTCATGCCGAGGCGACGCCAGATGACGCGGGTGCCGTACTGGCCAAGTTTCCCCATACTGGCCCAATGCTCATTGCTCCAAGTGTGTCCGCCGTCGTCGGACCAGCGGAGCATTACTTTTGGATCTGTTACTTCAGGATTTGTTATATAGTAATCATATAAATAATTAGCGTACTTAATAGGGTCAGAACGAATTATAAATGAAAGTTGACCAGTAATGTAGCTGTAAACGCTAGAATCAAGAGGTGAGCCGGTAGCAAATCTAGCTATTTGAACAGAATCTGCAGAAGTTACAGTTCCGCTGGCATTTACATCGCCAAGTTTTCTTCCAAAAAAAACTTCATTGAATAGCGTAACTTCAGGAGATAAATTGAAGCTAGCTCTTATAATTCCTGCTGCAACGGTATTAGTTGCCAAAGGGTTTGAATCGTACCAGCGAATGGCCCGACTATTTGTTGCAAAAGTAGCGCCAGTTTCGCAATCAAGCTGAAGACTGTGTTGTGCGGTGCGCCTCAAATTGTTTTGCCCGGTAGGCAAAGCTCTCCACGACCGCAGCCAACGCTGCTCTGAAAACATGTCGTAGTAGAAAGTGGGGTCAAGCGACATTAAAGCGTTGTTCTCCCAATCCCCAACCACAACCTTGCCGGCAAAGTTTGCTTGGCAGTTGCTCCGGTGCCGGCGGAACTGTACGCCGTCCCAGAACGCGCGCTCGTGCCATAGCCCAGTGGCAACGTCGTACACCCACGTCGCCTGCGCAGTCGGGAACGTCAGCACATAAAACGCATGGCCGTCTTGCTGGTACGAATAGCCGATGGCGTCGCTCAGCACGTTGTACTGCTGGATCTGCCACTCAATGGCGTGCGTGCTGACGCGCTGGGCGTTGTAGCCCTTGTTGCGGTACACAATACCGTTGCCGCGAGCGTCCGAACCCAGCCAGAACACGCTGTTGTCCAGCTTGGCCACGCTGTACGGCGCAAGGCAGCCAGTTTCCATGAACGCGCCCTCAATGCGCGCCAGAGGAAAGTCTGCTAGGCCAGCGTTGTACCAGACCTCAATGGTGTTGTTGCCGAGCAGCCAAACCTCCCGGTGGTCAACCACCAGCGACACGATGTCGTCCGGATTGCCTTCAGCGCTGGCAAAGTCCAGCGGGTCCACTGACGTACCGTCTAGCAGCGACGTCACCCAGACTCGCTGACTGTTGGGCTCGTTGAACACGAAGTACCCGTCGAGGTAGCCTACCGACACCGCGCCCGGAAAGTCCGGGTCAGTGATCTGAGCGAACACGCCAGTGCTGGCGTTGTAGATGAACGCATCAGGGTTACAGGCCACAAACAACTGGATGCCGTTGTCCGACATGCTCACCGGCCCGCTGCCGTTGATCAGACCCAGTTCAGTAACCGCAAAGTTACCGTCCACGCGGTACAGCTTGCCTCCAGAGGCGACGTACAGAAAGTCGCCAAACTTCCACAAGCCTCGAATCGGCCCGTCGCCCACAGTGGCTTCCAGACGCAACCCCGGGCAGCGCTGCAAGAACGCAGGCTCTTTGCCACCTTCTGCCACAATCTCCGGGAACAAGTTGACCATGCGGTTGTCAGCCGCATTGACACTGCGAGCGGTGTACGCGCCCCCGAGAATCGGCGTTTTCATGCAAAGCTGCCGCTGAACACGTTGAAGCGATGGCTACGCCTGCTGCTCAGAGCGTAGGGCATACTCATCAGATCGTCAGGGTTGTTGACGCGCTTCAGGTTGCGCTTGGACGACATCGCAATACGCTGCACAGTCGGCGGCGCTTCGACGCTAAACTCGTTGGCGATCTCAACCGCCAAGTTGTATTTGAAGCACCGCAGGTAGCCTGGCGGAAACGCCAACGCGGTGTTCAGCAGCGCAGGCTGAGTCAGTTCTTCAACGCTGACGATGTGAAACTCCAGTAGCCGAGTCGGCACCGGGTAGATCGTCATGGAGATATCCGGGTACGTCATGTTTGCCCACATGACCTGCGGATACGACGAGTTCGCTGTCTTCAGCGCAATACCGTTGTACTGCTGCTGGTTGACCATAACCAGCCCAAACGACACACCAGACTGCGGGTCGCGAAAGTACGTCGAGTCGTCCACCAGCACGGGCCGGTTGCCGACAAAATCGCCAGTGGGCCCCAGCGTGCGCGTGGCTTGACCTGTTGGCCAAGTGAAGACTTGATCTTGCGTCGAGAACACCGTCAGGCGCTCAATCGACCAAGAGTCGATCATCTGATTGAGCGCTGCCAGATTGTCTTGGTAAACAGACTCTGGCAGCGCGTTTCCTGACGCCGCCAACCCCAACAGGCGGTGGGCGTCAGAAATTAAATCCCGCGCGGTGGTCACTGAACACCCCCGGCCGGTGCCGGAATGTAGCCGTTCGGCGTGGTGACGTCAGTGTAAGTGTTGCTGGCAGGCACCGTTCCAATACGGCTGCTAGGCAGCTTCTGGATGTTGGTGCGAACCAAATCAGCCAGCGCGGTCTTGAGGTACGCCACGGTTTCTGGCGCGGCTTTTGAGCCGTACTCAGGGGCAAGCTCTACCGCCAGCGACAGTTCCAGCAAACGCTGATACCCAGGCGGCAGATACTGTGTGTCGGTCAGCGAGTCGTACTGAACAAGCATTTTTTCCGCGCGCAGATGTAGGGCCACAGAACCGTTTGGAACAGGATAGACAATAACCTGCCCAAACGGAGCACTGGAGCGGTACAAGACTTTTGTTGGCGTACTGGCGGCAGTCGATTTGGTTTCGATGTTGTTCCAATACTGTTCGGTAATCAGGCCCAGCGGCGTGTCGCTGCTTGAGATGCGAGTAAACGCGCCGACGAGCCGGATAGGTCGAGTGGTGTAAAAATCCGCCGTTGTGAACACCGGCGTTCCAGTGGCCGGAGACGAAGGATTGTTGGCGATGGCGTAGGTAAACGTTGTGGCTGACGTGACCGTCACTGCAGCAGTAACGTTGTAATCACCTTCCACCGCGCCGGTCACTGTGATCCGGTTGCCCGTAATCAGCCCGTGAGGATCGGAAGTTGTGGCTGTCGCCACGTTGGCAGTTTGCGTCAACGTAGCTACAGAAACAGAGGAGTTGCCGATTGCATACGACGACTGACCGCTGGACATCGTGAACAGCTCGTCATCAGTGTAATAGTAGAACTGAGGATTCGCTGAGAAAGAGTCGATCAGCGAGTTCAGTGTATAAAGCGAGTCTTGAGCTTCCGCTGCCGTCGGCGCTTCGCCTGACGCAAGCAGGCCCAAAAGCCGCAAAGATTTGTAGATAAGCTGCTGCGCGGTGATGGCCATGGTTAAACTTTCTGAGTTAAATGGTTGCGTCAGAGGCGAGGCGGCGCCGGTTCGTCAACAGTTTTGGCGCTTGCAGCGGCATTTCTACCATACCTAATTCAGCGCCGCGTTGATTTGATCATCCTTTGTGGTCGGCATCGGCGTACTCTCTACGACGTCGAGGACGCGCGGTCAGCGCGTTGATTTCCGGCGCAGGGTCGGCAGACGCCTCTTGGCCGGGAGTATAGCGTTCCCAGCCGTGCATTTCATCATGTTCAGCCTCCTGCTCCAGCGACGCGATCTTGACGCCGTGGACAGGGTGGCGAAGGTAAATCAAAGCCATTGGCAGACCTCAAACAAAAACGCCCCCGGGCGTGTGACCGGGGGCGCTGCTCACGCTACATCAACCCCACAGGCGGCAAGCCATTTGCGGGCGGATCACGCTGTAGCCGTACAGCACATCAATACGACACGGCATACGGTCGTTGTTGATGTCGTACTGACGCACGACGCGCATCGAGATGCCATTGTGAACTTGGCGCGAAGCCATGTCCACGCCCTGCGGAAGCAACAGGTCAGCCGTGGCAAACGTGATGGCGTCCTTGTGGTACACCAGGTTTTGCGGGTATTGAGCCCCAGCGGCGCCGAGAAACACAATATCCTTGCTGGTGGCGGGCAGCGAAGCCACGGTTGCCAGCGCGTTTGCAGCGGAGTACATCGGCGCCACGGTGATGTTGCCAGCACCAGAGCCGTTCAGCGTCACGTCGGCCAGAGCCACGAACTGGAACAGCGAACCAGTGGACTCACGGGTCTGTGGGTTTACTGCAAAGCAGTCAGCCACCGTGAACACGTCGCCAGCCTTGATGGTCGCAGAAGCACCAGCGCCAGTAATAGCGATGGTCGTCGCGCCTTCAACCGTAACCGCAGCCGAGGTCGTGCCGCCAGTGGCAGTACGGGTGCCGCAGGTGAACTGCTTGATGGACTGGCTCATGT